CAGGAGGCCATCCAGTTTTACAGCTTTGACCTGCTTGATTTTGTGCCTCTTCCAGACTTCCGCGCTGCAGGCAACCAATCAAACAAGTACATCGACCTCGACGGGGTGAATGACTATATAGGCTTTTCCAACGCCGATGCAGTACTTGATTTTAGCCAAGATTGGACAATAGGAATTACGCTTGTAGGAGTTACCGCGCCTAACTCAACTGAAAAGATGACACTCTTCTCAAGAGGTGGCGTGCATATCACTCTGCAAGCGTCTGCTCCAAGTACTAACTGGGGGCTTTATGTGACCTCGGATGATGACTTGTATAACATTACAAGCAGAGCACAAGCAAACACTTGGTACAGGCCTTACGACTTCTCGCGCCTTCTTTTTGTGTATTGCTCATCGACCAAGAGATTGCAGTACTACATAGGGGATCCGGCAACGGGTAACTATGCCATGAGGGCAAACCTTGCAATCCCTCAATCAATGATTGACAGCCAAAAAATCTCAGGCGGGTTGCAGATAGGCAACAGCTGGAGCGGTACGGGCGGTTCGTTTTTCTCAGGAATTAACTGGAACGGTGGCTTTAATAACCTGATCGGATCAGGCTTGAAGTTTACAGGGCCATTCATTCAGGAGTACTTCCAGAACCAATCCAATGATCCAGAAAACCCAGATGCGTTCTTTACTCAGGCTGAGTTCTACCCAGATCTATCCTTCTATTGCAAGCTAGGAGAGGATGCTTACCCTACTGTAGTAGACAGCAAGGGAACACTTACTGATGGTGAGCTGTATAACGGAACTGCGGAAGACTTCAAAGACATTCCTACAAGCTAATATAAAGCCCTCACTGCTGAGTGGTGGGGGCGAATGCTTATGCCAGAGCCAATCAACAAGAAGCTATACAACCGCATAAAAGCGCGTATAAAAGCTGAGCGTGGACGGTGGTCTGCTAGGAAGTCCGAGAGGTTAGTACTAGAATACAAGAAGGCAGGGGGAAAATACAGAGGTTCAAAGTCAAAATCAAAACTAAGGAAATGGCGAAGAAAAGAATGGAAAGCTATAAGCGAAAGCGGAAAAATTGTGGGACCATGCGGGGCAAAACGTGCAAAGGGAGGAAAGGTTCTTCGATGCTTACCAAAAGGAAAAGCGCAAAGTCTTACAAGGGCTGAGCGTGCAGCAACGGCACGCAAGAAAATGAGATCCCGAAAGGGAGTAGTTTCTAACACAAAGAAAGCAAGGGTAAGACGATGAAAAGAGGTAGATCACGCTTGAGTATAGGAGCTAAAGTGAGGATGGGAGGCAAGACCTTCCGCATTGCAAGGGCTACTGCCAAGGGCAAGAAATATAAGGCCGTGCCTCTCTCAGGGAAGGGGCGGTCTTACAACTTCGGGGCAAAGGGTTACACCATGGCTCCGGGCACTCCGAAAGGAGATAATTATTGTGCGCGCTCATCGGGGATAAAGTCTGGCAGGATTTCTGCAAACAGCTTTGCCCGCTGGGCGTGGAATTGTAAAGGCAAAAAAAGTTTGAAGAGATGAGTAAGAAGAAGGAAGACAGAAAATTTACATCGGATCACGACACAAACTTTGATATAATCTGCGAAAAGATAGTGTCAGATGGACTAAGTATTAGAGCCATATGCAGGGCTATTATCACAGCAGATATAAGGGCTAAAGGAGGTATTGAAGATGAGGATGAGATAATAAGTCGAGCGACTACTGTTAAGGCATCTTTCTATAATAGAGTGTATAGCAACCCAGAGCGAGAAAAACAGTACCTAAAGGCAAAAGAAGCTAGAAAGCGCCTTGTATCCATGAGGGTGGATGAGGTTATCTTGTCAGCGAAAGAGGAAGTACAAGATCGCATGTTTGACAGGTATGATACCAAAAGCACTATATTGCTATTGCGCTTCCTAGAAGCAAACACTAAGGAGTACCGCGGGGAGACTACCAAGCAAGAGGCCACCGACAATAAGATGGAGATTCAGGTGGTGCATGTAAGCCAAGACAAAAATAGAAATGATTCAAACAACGCCTAACTTTGGCGAGATAGAGAAAGCATACCAAGACGGAAAGCGCGGTGTTATCCTCGAAGGGGGGAGCCGTAGCGGAAAGACTTGGAGTATTATTCAATGGATGCTTTTTCACATGATGAGGAGCAACAACCTAATGATTACCAGTGCTAGAGATCACTTTACTAACTACCGCAGGACGGTCTGGGCTGACATTAAAAAGATTTACCCAGACTTCTTTGCCGAGGCCACCAAGAACGAGACCTTAATGACGATAAGGTATGGCAGTAATATGCTGAGGGCCTTTGGTACCAATGATGATATCATGGCTACCCATGGTCTCACTCAAGATATTCTGCACCTTAACGAGGCAATGAATATCAGCAGGGATACTAGAGACCAGCTATTCCAGCGTACCGGAACTTTCTGGATTGTGGACTACAACCCCAGCGAAGAGGAGAGCCACTGGTACGACCTTGCACAAGATCCAGAGGTGCACTTTCACAAGAGCACGGTGTTGGACAATGCTTTCGTCTCTCCAGCGATCCGCAAACAGATTCTCTCCTATGAACCCACCGAGCAGAACAAGGAACGAGGCACTGCAGACCTTTACAAATGGAAGGTATACGGCCTTGGAGAAAGGGCTAGCGGAGAGACTACGATTTTCACGGACTGGCAGACCTACAAAGACGATCCATCGGGTTACGACTTGAAGGTATACGGCTTAGATTTTGGTTTTGCCGAAGACCCTACAGTAGTAATTCAGGTTATAGTCGATGGGCACAACCTATACCTAAAGGAGATACTTTGGGAACATGCACTGACTAACCCAGAGATAGCCACGGCCATCAAGGAACGGGTAGCAGACTTGGATGAGCATTACTTTGTCTGTGACAGTGCGGAACCCAAGAGCATCACGGAGTTGCGTAACAATGACATTTCTGCCATTCCTGCCGACAAAGGAGTTGGCTCTGTGGTATTTGGGATAAAAAAGTTAAAAAATTATCGTATATTTGTCAATAAGATGTCAAAGAATTTAACATCTGAATTTAGGGGGTATAAGTGGAAAGTTGACAAAAACGGCAAGTTAGTCAAAAACACTAAAGGCCAGCCTATTCCAGTTGGCGGAAATGACCACGGCATCGACGCGGCACGATATGCCCTAACAAAGTTTGCGAGATGAGCATTGTAAATAAGATAAAGCAGTTTTTCGGAGGCCAAAAGTCAATCAGTTTAGATAGGGTTTATCAAGATCCCTATTCTGGTTATGACTTCTTTTTTGGCAATGATGACATAAAGAAAGCTTTCCTTAACAAGCTCAACAACATAAGCGATGAGGCATTTCATGTGTTCCTTAGCGAGGCATATGGAAGCAACAACCATGTCTACAAGACTATCAATAAGATTGTAGATATGGGAGTGGGTCTTCCTACTGTCATAAGGGATGCAAACGGGGAGCCTATAGAAGGGCCAGAGGTGGATGCCTTCCGCGCATGGCTCAACTCAAACAAAAGACTCTATAACTTTGATGCCTTGATAGAGAAGGCTGTTACTTCTTACCTAGTAACAGGCAATAGCCTTGTCTATGCAGGATCAATCACGGGTTATGATGAGGGGCTGGACATAGAAGACACAATGCCCTATTGCGCGCATATGCCAGACATCACCATAGGCACTGCAGGGCTAGAGGGCACGATGCCCATATTCTATACTGTTGATTCGTTTAGCAGTACATCCGGACTCACTACTCAAGTTCCGGCAATGTATGCTTGCCATACCAAGAAGCCCAACACGATAAGGGTAAGCGACTATGGCCTTTCCCCTCTGTATCCTTCACGCGCTGTATGGATGGCATCCAACGACGGGTTTACAGCCTCAGCAAGTATTCATAAAAACATGGGTGTGGCTGGGGTGCTGTCAAACAAAGATGCGAACATGCCCATCACCTCCAAGGAGCAACAGCAACTACAGCGAGATTTTGAGAGGAGAAACGCGGGAGCAAGTAACTTTGGAAAGATCAATGTTACCACTGCTGCAATGCAATACACTCCTATAGGAATGAATAGTGTGGATATGCAGTTGCTGGATTCCAATAGGGAGTGGTTAAGATACATTGCTTCTATCTACGGCATTGATAGCTCACTGGTAAACGATCCAGAGCACTCGACGTATAATAACAGGGAGACAGCAGAGAAGGCGGCATACATGGACGTGGTGGTTCCAACGTTCAACAAGGTGTATAATGATATTGTGCAGACGTTCTTGCCTATGTTCTATGCTGTTCCGGCCATCTCTCCGGCGCTGGATGCTACAATGACGATAAACGAGAAAGCCATTCCCGCTCTCAACCAACCCAATGCAGTCTTGAGTGATAAGATATTGAAGGAGGTTGCTGCAAAGGTGATTACCCCAGAGCAGGCTTTTGGTATTTTATATCCTGAAAGTGATATGATCTTTCAGGCAACACAAAATCAAAACAATGAAAGTTAAGGCACTACAATTTAAAGCGCTGGATTTTGACGAGGGAAGCCGCAAAGTTAGTGGCCTCCTTTCAGCGTTCAATATAAAAGATTCCGATGGAGACGTAATAAGGCCGAACAGCTTTATGAAGTCCATTAATGACAGGGGGCCAAAGTCAGGCACTAACCGCAGGATTGCCCACCTTCGCAACCATGACTGGGAACACCAAATAGGAAAGTTCTTAGAGTTGGAAGAAACCCAAGAAGGTCTCAAGTTTGTCTCCCAGCTAGGCAGATCCACCAAGGGAGCGGATGCTTTCTTGGACTACCAAGACGGCATCCTTAACGAGCATTCAATTGGCTTTGAGTACGTAGATGGCAAGAGAACTGCACAGAAGGGAGAAGACTTTGGAGAGTTCTACGAAATCACAGAGGTAAAACTTTGGGAAGGTAGCGCTGTAACATTTGGCGCAAACCAATATACTCCAGTTTACCAAGTGGCCAAGAGTGAGAATGAGGCGGAAGCATTGGCTTACGTAGAAGCCAAGATGGATGCTTTCACCAATGCACTGAAAAGAGGAGACGGAACTGACGAGAGGCTTTATGCCATTGAGATGGGTATTAAGCAGTGCAAAGAAATATACAGAGAGATTTTCAAGAAATTCAACACGCAAAAACAGCCGGAGCCTACCACTGTGTCGCGGAAAGATGATAGTTTCATTTATCAATTAATGTAAAGTCTTATGACAGATTTTCAAGTAAAAAGCGCGGAAGAGGTAGGCAAGATGTCTGCTGAGGAGCGCGTGGCATATGTAGATGCCAAGAATGATTTTGATAAGGCTCGTTTCAAGTCTCTGGAGGAGGGTAAAGCTTCCCAGAAGGATTTTGACGCCTTGAAGAATGAGATCCATGAGCAGACCAAGCAGTTGAACGCTCACTTCACCAGCCAGCTGAAAAGCA